CTCGAGCGCGCGTATGCGCGGAACTTTGGAAAACAGGTCGCCTGATCAACTAGGATCCGTTCTGCCGCATCGGCGAGGCCATAACGGGTGTCGAGCCATCGAAATGGGTCAACGCAGCGTGGGCCATCGTCGGCCGCTTGGAAGGCAATGCGAAACCATGGTTCTTCAGGGTGAAGAAGGATGGTTGATGGAGCAGGGTTTCTCATGTTGAATGGCAGGCCCCCAAAGCCGAACGCGCTTGCTGCCTTGTCGGGAGACAGACGCAGGAAGGGCAAGGGCATCGACTTGCCGAACTCGATGCCTGTGGTGCCCGAGTGGTTGCCCGAGGACGCGAAGGCAGAGTGGGCGACTCTTGCCCACACGCTCTCGACCATGCGCGTGCTGGCCGAGGTCGATGGCATTGCGCTCGCGCAGTTGGCCGACTACCTCGCGAAGTGGAAGAAGGCAGCGGAGCAGGTTGCTCGACTCGGCCTCGTCCTTCCTATTCGTGACGCAGCGGGAACCGTAGTGAGTTTCAGACGCAACCCGTATGTGACCATGCACCTTGAGTACGGCTTGATGGTGCAACGCCTACTCGCCCAGTTTGGTATGACTCCATCAGCGAGAGCGAGATTGATGAATGGCGAAGCGCAAGCGACCGACAACATCTTCAGCCGCATCGCGAGCGTCCAAGTCGGCGGCTCGTAGCGGACCTGAGCAGTTCAATCACCTGCCCGGGTACGACGCGATCGCGACTGCTGACGACTGCGTGTGGAATGATGCGGCCGCAAACCACGCCATCCGATTCATCGAGTCAATGTGCAGACACACGATGGGAGAGAAGACCGGGCAAGCATTCAAACTGCTGCACTGGCAGCGATGCTTCGTCGGGAACCTGTACGGCTGGCTACGCCCCGATGGCACGCGCCGATACAGACAGGCGCACTTGCTCGTGCCTCGCAAGTCAGGCAAGACCGAACTTGCGGCAGCCCTTGCGCTCTACCACTTGCTTGCAGACGACGAACCAACGCCCGAGGTGGTCGGCATCGCTCGCGATCGCGAGCAGGCGAAACTGTGCTTCGGTCGCGCCAAGCGAATGATCGAGCAAGAACCAAGGATGAAGGAGCGCGTAGAGTTCTACCAGTCGCGGCTCGTCTCTCCTTCAACGCACGCGCTCTACAAAGTCCTGTCAAGCGATGCTCCGGGCGCGCACGGCTTGAATGTCTCGGCGTGCATCGCTGATGAGATTCACGCGATGGAGAACCGACGCGACTTGTGGGAAGCCGTCATGACATCGATGGGTTCTCGTCGACAGCCGATGATGGTCAGCATCACGACTGCTGGAACGCTTCGTGAGTCTCTTGAGTTCGACATGTTCACATATGCGCAGAAGGTCTGCGAGAGAGTCATTGACAACTCATCATTCCTGCCCGGGCTGTTCTACGCTGACACTGATGAAGCGTGGGACGATCCGAAGACATGGGCAAAAGCAAACCCGAGCCTTGGCACAACGGTCAAACAAGAGTGGTATGCAGCAGAGGCGAAGCGAGCGCAGGATCAACCATCCTACGAGACGCCGTTTCGAACCTACTACCTGTGCCAGCATGTGACTGCATCGGAGCGATGGTTGAGAATGAGCGACTGGGATGCGTGCGGCCAGACGATTGACGAGTCAGGTCTTGAGCAGTTGCCCTGCTATCTCGGTCTTGACCTCGGCCAGACCAGCGATCTCTCGTGCATCAGTGCTGTGTGGATCGATGGCGAATCGATGTATGTCAAGTGCTGGTCATACGCGCCAGAGGAAGGAGCGATCGCGCGCGCTCGGCGAGATGGAGTCCCGTATCTCGACTGGTCGAAGTCAGGTTGGCTCACGCTGACTCCCGGTGACACGACCGACTATGCCTACATCACCAAGCAGGTGCTTGAGATCGCGAAGCGGCACAAGGTTCGGATGATCGGCTACGACCCGTACAACGCGCAAAACATCGGCAACGAACTAGACCATGCGGGCCTGAAGGTCGTGCGAGTTCCGCAGTCCTATCTCAACCTCTCGACTCCGACAAAGATGTGGGAGCGCGGCGTTGTTGGTCGCACGCTGCGCCACGACAACAATCCTGTACTCTCTTGGGCGATGAGCCACACGGTGGTCGAGCAGGACTTTGCTGGCAACTCACGCCCAAGCAAGCGCAGGTCGGTCGAGAAGATCGATCCGGTCGTCGCATCGGTCGTGGCGATCAGCGCAAGCCTGCATGACGAAAAGATGGCAGCAAGCCCATACGAGAAGCGAGGACTGATATGGCTTTGACCGATTGGCTCAAGCGAAGGTTCAAGTCGACCACGCAGCCCGGAGTGCCGCTGTCTGGTTCGCAGATTTACACCGGGCTGTATTCCGACACCGGGCAGCCGATCACTCCACAGACGGCGATGAACTGCACGACGGTCAACGCCTGTGTGCAGGCCATCTCGACTGAACTTGCGAAGTTGCCGTGGAGCGTGATGAAGCACGAGGGTGGCGGGCGCACGGTCGCACAGGATCACCCGGTACATCGGTTGCTGTCGCGTGCAGCGAACAAGGACACGACCGCGCTGGTGTGGCGAGAACTCATGCTGATGTCAGCATGCCTGACTGGAAACGGCTACAGCCTTATCGAGCGCGACGCTGCTGGCAGGCCCATCGGTTTGCACTACATGCGACCCGATCTCATGCAGGTGATTCGTCTTGGAGCGGGCCAGATCGCGTACATCTACAGCGGCAGCGAAGGCGAGTCGGTATTCGATTCGCACGATGTGTTCCATCTCATGTGGCTGTCACCAGATGGCATCTTGGGCTTCTCGCCTATCAGTCTCGCGCGTCAGGCCATTGGCCTTGCACTCGCTCAAGAGACATTCGGTGCCTCGTACTACCGCAATGCGAGTCGACCGAGCGGTGCGCTTGTCACCGACAAAGAGTTGAGCGTCGATGCGCTGCAGCGCATTCGCGAGTCGTGGGAAGCGCGCATGCGCGGTGCAACGCAGGCTGGCAGCGTTGCGGTCTTGGAAGGCGGGTTGAAGTGGCAGGCTATCAGTCTGTCTCCGCAGGATTCGCAGTGGCTGCAGTCGCGTGAGTTTCAGCGTGAGGAGATTTGCAGCATCTATCGCGTGCCACCGAGCGTCGTCGGCATTGGATCAAAGCAGTCCTACAGCAGCGCAGAGCAGGCCAATCGAGAGTGGGTCAGCAACTGCCTATCGTCATGGGCCGCTCGTCTTGAAGCCGAAGCACTGCGCAAGTTGTTCCGAGAGGACGAAGCAGGGCACTACTCAACGGACATCAGTTTCGATGCCCTGTTGCGTAGCGACATGATGACGCGCTATCAGGCGTTCAGCGTCGGTCGCCAGTTCGGTTTCCTGTCGGTGAATGAGATTCGCGCAGAGATCGGACGCAACAGCATCGGCGAGCTCGGCGATGTGTACTTGCAGCCAGTGAACATGGTTCCTGCCAGCAATGGGTTCGGTGGCAATCAAGTTGCGCCGCCGAGTGCGCTGCCAGATGACATGCCAGATGAAACGGACAGCGGCATCTCGCAGGAGCGCGCGCAGTCATTTACGCCGACCGCGGGCATGATTGAAGAAGCCAAGCGTGGTCTCGCATGGCGGTCAGAGTTCAAGCGTGGTGGCACGCCCGTCGGCATTGCTCGTGCGCGTGACATCGTGAATGGCAAGAGTCTGCCCATCGAAACGGTCAAGCGCATGTACTCGTTCTTTGCTCGGCACGAGGTCGACAAGAAGGGCCAAGGCTTCTCCGCAAGCGAAGACGGATACCCCAGCAACGGGCGCATCGCCTGGGCGTTGTGGGGCGGTGACGCTGGATTCACTTGGAGCAAGTCGATCGTGGATCGACTCAAGGCGAAGGCTGACTGAAGACCTTGCAATCGGATGCGAAGGGACTACCCTACGAACCATGGACATCGAATACCGAGCAGCGCGCACCATTGAACTTCGCAAGCAGAGCGAAGACCCTGCCGCACGGCTGTCACTGGCAGGCTATGCGTCCACATTCGATACGCCATACGAAGTCGATGGCATGGTCGAGACCATCAGCCGCAGCGCGTTTGACGCGACGCTGCGATCCAAGCCCGATGTGTTCGCGTTGATCAGTCACGATCCGGGTCGCCCGATTGCACGCACGACCAATGGCAGTCTCACGCTGGCTGTCGATGAGCATGGCCTGCGAGTGATCATCAGCCCGATCGACACGCAGGAAGGCCGCGACGCGGTGACGCTTGTGGAGACTGGCACGCTGGACTCGATGTCCTTCGGCTTCATCGTCAAGGACGACGCAATCGAACTGCGCGATGGGCGCATGCACCGCGAGATTCGCGACCTTGAACTGCACGAGGTCAGCATCGTCGCCTTCCCAGCGAATCCAACTGCGCGAATCGCCACGCGATCGAAGCAGCGCGCAGAGACGCTTCTGATGCAGCAGACGGCAAAGCAGAACGCAATCACGCTGCGGCGGTTCCTCGTGGTGCCGCCGCTGGCGAATCTGAAGGGACGCACCAATGGCACTGTCTAACAACGGCAACGGGCAACTCGCACCACGCGCCATCGCAGAGATGGCGTGGCTGCGTCTGTACGACACCTTCCCGATGTCTTACATCTCGCGAGCCACAGGCCCGCGCGGCATGATCTACCCGTATGCGACAAGCGCGACGACGGGCACGATTGCGACTGCGGCTGAAGCAGCGACGACCAGCACCAGCGCATTCGATCCGACCTTCGGTCTCAAGAGCAGTGATCTCGCGACCTATCGCGCTCGCATCACCGTAAGCAACGAACTGCTGGCGGACTCGGCCGTGTATCCGTTCATCGCGCAGCGTCTCGCAGGACAGATCGCAGAGACCGTCGCGGCGAAGATCGTGACGGACATCCGCACTTCGCTTGTCACCGACAGTCGCTACACCGAAGCCGATCACTTCGACATCGGCAAGATCGGCACTGGTGCGACTACTGGCATCAACGACCACAGTGGCTTCAAGTGCTGGGCCAACTTGAGCAACACCTATCGTCAGCGCGCATGCTGGATTTTCTCGCCGAGCGGCGCGGAGAACTGGGGAACGCAGGAAGGTCGCAACACGCTGTCCACGCTCGGCGTTCGTCAAGAGGACTACCTCTATCGCCGCTTGATCGGAGAGACCAACACGCCGTCTGCTGCATTGAGCAATGCGATCGGACAGTTCG